CCGTACCATATTTTTTCAAAAGAATGCTAAGTGCTTGTTGACGAAGTTTTAATTTATCTTCACTATAACGCCAATCGTCGATCATATTTTATTCTCCTTTTTTTCATGAAAGATTTCAGAACCTCCCCCTATTGGATTAAGTTGTGTGGTAGTTTTACCACTACGTGTAGCAATATTATATATTACCTCATGAATATCTTTTGGTTCTACAGTATCATCTTCAGGTAATAATTGACCCTCAGATACTGCATGGTCAAATGCTTCCTTTAAAGTCATTTGAGAATCGGACAAAACTGCCGAACCAAACCAAGCATCATCCCTCAAATACTTAGGAGCAGGAACAGTTGTATGAAATAGTTTTTTGATAGATCTTAAAATCATACCCATACCATTTTCTTGGTGTAATCATATGCATAAAGTTCTCTATTACCTTTGATACCCCATCCTAACCAGTAGTATGCAGGTCTCATGTAATAAGATACTGTTTGTCCACCACCTTCAAATTGTGGAAGAACTTTTTGAAATATAGGTTCATTGATCATCCAACGAACTTGCCCTTCAAGAGAAGATGGATCACATTTGTACTTAGCACAAAAGTTTCCAAGACCTTTATATCTCCCAATAGAAGTCCATTGAATTAATCCAAATCCACCAGTCTTACATTCCAAGTAAGAAACACGAGCACCACCTTCACAGATGTTAGAAATAAACTTAGACTCCTGCTGGATGTTTCCCATGATTGTTGCAAGTGCATTACGATCAGAGATTTTTGTGTGCTCTTGTAATGCTGCTAAAACAACTTTTTCATTGGGAGTGCAACTAGGACACTTCCAAGTCTCCTCCTCTATAAGAATTTCTTCTATAGGTTCTGGTTCAAGTTTTACTTTGATTTGTTCAGGTTCTGGTGGGGAAGGAATTGCAACTACACTTGCAACAAGTCCTATTCCAAAAAGTGATTTAATCATTGTCTCCAAGGTATTCGAGTGAGTAGATTTCATGATCCTCAAGATTAGGGTCTAACCATTCGGCAAACTCTGACTGGATCGCATGAGCATCTTCTACAGATTTTAGCACATCATCCGTTTTCATGTCACAGAGAATGTGCATTCTGTCAACTGCCCACTCATGAGTCACCTGCAGAGTCTTTTCCAAAATTTCCATAATCTTTCCGCATGTAACGGCCGAGAATGTTGCTATTGTAGTATGCCGGTGCTCCGTTGTCAAGTGCCTCTGATAGCACATTATTTAGAAACAACTGCTTGGTCTCCTCAAAGTTACAATCTCCCTTCTTCTCATGAAGACTTAGTATTACTCTACTGAAGAACTCTTTTCCGTATCTTTTTATATCTTCCTTTAACTCAGGACAAGAACCATAATATTTCTTCCAATCAGATTCTTGTTTTACTTTTCTCTTTTTTCCTGGAGGTGTTCTGAACGACCAAAAATACTTTCTCCCAATGTATTGTCGTTGGTTGGACTTATTGGTAATACAGTAAACAAAGCCAAAGTAGTTCCCAATAGCAGCAGACTCAAAAGGTTCATCATCGTATATCCAAGAATTCTCATAGCTCATCTTATAGAATTCAGTGAGCTATTATTTATCTTTAACGGGGACAAACCTAGTCTACATAAAAAAAGGAGACTTGTCAAGCCCCCTTAGAATATTATGTGAGTTTTATATTACTTCATTTTTTTCTTTGTTGCAGCAATTTTATCTAAAAATGCTTGCCCACCCTTTTCTTTTCTGATTTCACCATCACTTCTAACATTACCAGCACCTGGTCCACCAGATTCCATATCTTTAATACTCTTGAATCCTGCTTGTTGTGCAGATGAACTATGCATTCTTCCTGCTTCATTCAGTCCATATGCCTCCAGAATGCTCTCAATGTCCTCAGAGTCAATCTCATTGACCATCAACCATTGTGCCTCTTGGAGGTCTTCTGCGATGCCGTAGTCACACAGGAACTCGACCACTACATCATAGGTCTCAACCTCTTCAGACATCCTCTTAGCAGCACTACCTGCCCTATCAGAAACCTTCTGTAATCCACTAGCAATTTTGCTCTTAATTCCTTTTTTGACATTACCAGGAGCATTCTTGACTGCCGTCACTGCTTTACTACCAGCAAGATCTGCTCTACGTTTTGCTCTTACAGCACTATCTTTTGCATTTTGAGCACTATTTTTTGCAATTGTACCAGCAATTTGAGCACCTGCTTTAACACGTTTTGCAGTATCAGTTGATCTTTTAACACCCGTTTTTACAGTGTCAGTTGCTTTTTTAACACCCGTTGAGACTCTTGCTTTAAGACTTTTACTTGAATCTCCTTGAGCACTTTTAATTTTTTTGTCAATTCTGTTTTGGGCTCTTTCTGCTTTTCTTTTTGCAAGGTCTTTCTTATCTTCAGACCCTATCGTTACCCTTGAATTTTTCTGCGCTCTTACAGGAGACATCCTTGTGGATTTTTGGTCACGATCACTAGCAGTAACTCTTTCCGCACCCTTTTTACCCCCAACCACTCTCTTAACTGCTCCCTTTAACCTACTCGCAATAGATTTTTTCTCTGGGGATTTTTTAGTAGATGGAATAGATGGAGTAGATGTTTTTGTAGCACCCATTCCTGTTGATGCTGGTTTTTTCTTTGCTTCTGGTTTTTTCTTTGCTGCTTCCTTAGCATCTACTTCTGCTTTTACTTCAGCATAAGACTTAGAACCTTTAGGTGCTTTTTTTGCTGATCTTGCTTCATTTAGAAATTGAAAATCTTCTTCAATATAGTCGTTAAAACCTTCTTCAATGTCATCAATATCATATCCTTCTTCAAGAAGATCTGAGACAACTTCTTCTACAATATCTTCTAACTCTTCATCAGAAAGTTCTAGTTCTTCATCTACTTGAGGAGCATAGATACTCTCATACAAACTTCTGATTTCTCCGTACTCGGACTGCGATAAAGCTCTCATCGTAATTCTTAATTAACTCTTTATAAGAATATTTATAAAAAAAGGGACTCCCTTAGGAGTCCTCTTGATCTAAATCTTCAAATGCTTTATACCCATCATAATCACCAAATAGAAAAGCATCAGATTTTGCTGCTTCTCTATACATCTCTAGTGCATCTTCAGTTTTTACACAGTTGCACTTGCAATTTCCTTTACAGGGAGAACCCTGCAAACGTATCTTCGGTAACATCTTGTTTGATTCCTCCGACAATGTAGGATTCAACTTCTGTTTCCTGAGGAGCAACTTGGAGACCCTTCGACGAAATCCAATGTTCTGTCCAGGGGAGCGGGTTATTCTTTGCGGGTACGTCATAGATCGGTTTAAGTCCAATTGATTTCATTCTACGATTGGCAATCCATTCCACATACTGCTGAAGCAGTTTATCATTGAGGCCAATCATCGAACCATCCTTGAACAGATACTCTGCCCAAAGTTTTTCTTGATTTACAGTTTTCTCAAAAGTTTGAATCAACCACTGCTCTTCTTCTTTGAAGATTTTTGCCATATCAGGATCATCACCTTCTCTCCACTTCTTCAGAATATTCTGAGTAATGGCAAGATGCTGATTCTCATCTCTGGCAATCAGTGAGATGATCTTTGCACTTCCTTCCATAAGTTTGAGTTCACCAAAAGCAAAACTGCAAGCAAATGATACGTAAAATCGTATACCTTCAAGGATATTAACATTTGCAACTGCTTTGAAGAGTTTGCGTTTGAGTTCATATCTTGAATTTTGTGCATAAGGAACTCCTTCTAGTGCATGTTGCCAATCATTGGTACTATCATAATGATGTGCTGCATTAATAAAATCATTATATGCTTCAGTCACACTCATCGCACGTTCAACAATGCGTTCGTCATTCAGAATATGATCAAACACATCTGAGGGGTCGGAATAAATGTTCTTAATGATATGAGTATATGAACGACTGTGGATCATCTCCATGAACCCCCAGACCTCCATACATGCCTCTAATTCAGGTAATGAACAGTAAGGGATAAAAGCCATCCCAGGACCGCGCCCTTGTACAGAATCCAGCATGATCTGATACTTAAGATTGCTGGTAAAAATGTGCTTTTGCTCAGGGCGTAATGTCTGATAGTCCGCACGGTCTTTCTGTAGGGAAACCTCTTCGGGTCTCCAGAAATATCCCAGTTGTTGTGTTGTGAGTTTATCAAAAATTGGATACTTGTAAGAATCATATCTTTGAATACCTAATGGTTTTCCAAAGAACATTGGTTGTTTTTTAGTGTCTACCTCTTCTGCATTGAACACGGTCATAGAATCGACCACAGGTCTCTCCTCTCTATTTGTCTTAAATCTTACAAGACTCACAGTCTTCCTCCTCTTCGGTTTCTATTTGAGAAATTAAACTATCAAGTGACTCATTGGAATCATCCATTTCGTCAGTCTTGATGTCATATGTATTTTGATAGTAGGATGTCTTCCATCCATACTTATATGTAGTTAATAGGTCCTGTGCCATGATAGACACTGGAATTTCATTATTGGGATAATGTTCCGGATTGTAACTCCAATTACCAGAAATTGCCTGGTCAAAGAATTTTTGCATTACAGAAACAATATTGATATATCCTTTATTGGATTTCATTTCCCATAGAAGATCATAATTGTTCTTTAGTGTTCCGTATTGAGGAACAATCTGCTTAAGAGGTCCTTTTTTGGACTTCTTAATGGACAAGTATCCTCTAGGTGGTTCGATTCCATTTGTTGCGTTTGACACAACGGAACTGCTCTCCGAAGGCATCTGTGCGGACAATGTTGAGTTCCTAACTCCGTATTGATTAACTTGTGCCCTAAGACTCTCCCAATCGTAGTGAAGCTCATTTGGAACTATTTCATCTACCTCATTCTTATATGTATCTATTGGAAGAATTCCATTACCATACTTGGTACGATGACTGTATTCACATGCACCTTTTTCCTTCGCAAGATTGACAGTTGCCTGAATGAGATAGTATTGGAATGCCTCTGTTAAATCATGGATAGACTTCCATGCCTCAGGATCCTCATACCTATGCCCGTTCTTAGCAAGGTAGTGTGCCAATCCGATATAACCAATACCTAACGAACGACGTGCTCTTGTGGCAATCTCTGCTGCTCTGACGGGATATCCCTGAAAATCAATGAGTTCATCAAGACTCCTGACAGCAAGATCACAAAGAACATCAAGATCCTCAAGATCCCTAATTTTACCAACATTAATAGCAGAAAGGATGCAAAGAGCAATTTCCCCAGTTTCATCATCAATATGTTGTAAAGGTTTGGTAGGCAAAGTAATCTCTTGACACAGATTGCTCATCTCAATCTTATCCATAAAGGATGAGTGAGAATTGCAATGGTCAATGTTCATGATGTATATTCTACCAGTTTCAGCACGTTCTTTCAAGAGGTCGAAAAATAATTCTTGACCTCCGATAGTCTTGCGCGGAATTGATCCATCTTGTTCATAACCCACATAGATGTCGTCAAACTCAGGAGTGCCATAAGCATCATACAGACCTGGAACATCGTTAGGACTGAAGAGTGTGATTTTTTCGTTTTTGATAAATCTTTCATAAAAGATTTTTGAGATTTGAATAGAGTAGTCAAGTTTCCTCACTCGATTGTCTTCTGTTCCTTTATTGTTCTTAAGAACTAGGATGTCTTCGATTTCGATGTGCCAGATTGGAAAGTGGACAGTAGCACTTCCACCACGAATCCCGTTTTGTGTACAACTTCTGACAGTTGACTCAAATTTTTTGAGGAATGGGACAACACCTGTATGAATAACTTCTCCGCCTCTGATTCTACTGTTGATACCACGGATTCTGCCTGCGTTGATACCGATTCCCGCCCTTTGAGCAACATACCTAAAAATTGCAGCATCACTAGACTCGATACTACGGAGGGTGTCATCAACATCAACCAGAACACAACTAGCATATTGTCGAAGTGGTGTCCGCACTCCTCCCATGATAGGTGTGGGAATGTTGATTTTGTGTCTTGAGATTGCATCGTAATATTTTTTAACGTAATCTAGTCTCGTGTCCTTTGGATATTTAGAGAATATGGTTGCAGCAATCAGCAAATACATGAACTGTGGAGTCTCATATACCTTACCATTACTCCTGTCCTGGACAAGATACTTGTCACATACTTGACGCAAACCTGCATAAGTAAACAAGTAGTCTCGATCATGATCAATAAAGGACTGAAGTTTATCAAACTCTTCATCAGAATACAGGTTAAGTATTTCTGCATCATAAACTTCTTTAGCAACGCATTGCTCAACTTGCTCCTTTACTGTTGGAGTTTCGTGCATACGACCATACAGTTGCTTACGAACAGCAAACAAAAGGAGACGTGCGGCAACAAACTGATAGTTAGGGTGATCCAAACTTACCAAGTCTGATGCAGAACGAATTAAAATCTCCTGAATCTCATCTGTTGTAATACCATCATAAAACTGAATACCAGATTGAATCTCAACCTGACTTGCAGAAACACCGGCAAGATCTTTACATGCCTCTTCCACCATTACATGTAGTTTATTTAAATCAAGAGGTTCATTTTTTCCATTTCTTTTAGTTACCTTTGTCCCATTGGTCATATTTTTTTCCAGTTGTTAAATTTAATTTTTGCTTCTAATGCTGAATAAGTATTTAATTCTACCACAGACATAACATCATGTCCAGAGAGAACCATGTCATTGATATCTTTATCAATTATATTATTTGGCCAAATAACTATCTTATTACCTCTACCGATTGTTTTGGAGACTCTGTTGACGATTTCTCTATTGCGAGGTTCGTTATCAAAAACGTAAATATAATTGCTCCAATTAAACGACCCAATATCAACGTCGGACCCACACATAGCAATAGCATTTTGTATGAACGTGGAGTCGAAGGGTCCTTCAACAATGTAAATGGGTTTTGTAGAATCCACTTTTTCCAAACCATATATTTTAGGAGACTCCTCATTCAACATTACGGTGATATATTTAGTGAATGATTTTCCCAATGCTCTACCCTGAAATCCAATGAGATTTTTGTTCTCATCATACATTGGTATTACGATGCGACTCTCATCCCTAGTGATAGTGTCGAACGTTTGTTTCTGAGTATTCGTCCACTCCATGAACTTGTCAGCATAATAAAACTTATCTGGATCTATCTTACGTTTTATAAGATATTCATTAGCAAAAGAATTTGTAGATGCCTTTGGAAGGTTGATTGATTTCTTAAATACTGGTTTCTTAAATTCAAACTTTGGTGCTTCCACAACAAAGTTCCTGCCGGTATGACCTTCCTTAAACTTCTCAAGAGTATATTGCTTATGGAGATTTACATCAATCTCCTTTAGCAAGTTATTGAAGGACATACTCGCACCACAATTGTGGCACTTGAAGTTAGTATTATTTTTGACCTGGTAGATATATCCCCGTGCCTTATTTTTATTCGTCTGTGAGTCACCACAAATAGGGCAACGAAAGTTATAGAGATTGTCTCCAGATCTCTTAAACTTCTGGAGTCGAGAAGATACTAATCCAATATACTTGGAATCAACCAAATCCATTATGTTTAAAGACTACTTTGTTGTGTCTATTATAACCGGTTGTGGGACTGGAGTCAAGAAATTTTGTAGTAATTTTTGACCTGGCATACTGACCAAGAATGATATTACCACAAGAGAACCAGCAATACTCCACATCTTCTTTTCCATAAGACGAAGACGTTCATCAATCTTTCTTATATCTCTTTCACATCCTTTTTTTATTTCATCCGTAGCTCTTTGCATATCTTTATGAAGAAATTCTATTTTCTCAAAAAGAACGGCATCAATACGATCTTGTTTATCTAACTTCTCATTATGAACTGCTAACAATTCACCCATCTTAATAGAGTTATCTTGCAGTGCCTCTACGACCCTCTCAACCCTTTCTAGTATTGCTGAATTGACATTATTACTATTATTGTCTTCCATTACTCCACCTCTTTCTAGCACCGGGCATAAGACCTCTGGCAATAATGGTTGGTCTCTTTTTCTTTTTCAAATTTACCGGTGGTTCTCCAGTTAGTCCAGCAACACCACTACCATCTCCTACAGCATTAGCAATTGCTTCTTCCTTAATGGATCTAACCATATTCATTACATTCTTTATTCTTCTATCATCTATCATATTTGTATACTCCTTAGATGCATCTACCATAGTATCTATATCGGATAATGATAATTTTTGAACTGGATAAACATTAGAAAATCTCCACTTCGACTCACCAGATTCTCCAGGAGTTTGATAATCTTGTGATAATAAATCTTCAGAAGGAGGGAACAAAAATTTATCATACGTTCCAATATCTCCACCACCAATATTATTAGTAGGTGTTTCTTTTATAATTTTTATTCTGGAGATAACTCTATCAATATCCATCAGATTTCTTTTAATTGTTGGAGACAATATTCATCTTCTTTCAATTCAGTAATTTTTGTTTTAGGATATTCAGGTATCCTATTTAAAAATACAAAAAAACTTTTTATGTAAGGCCAAAGTTCATCTTCAAGATTATAAAATAATAAAGGAATTGTCGCATCATTAAAAACATTAAATAACACAGTCAGATGATTGAGTATTAAATGAGTTTTAAGTTCTCCAGTATTTTTATATCTTTTTAATAATCTTTTGATGTACTTAATTCTTTTTAAGTCATCTTCAAAGTCATCTTTTGTGACTGCCTGAGGATTATTGTAAAATTTTATAGCAAAGAGTAAATAATTACTCTCATTCAACTCATCAAATCTCATATCACATTATCAACTATCGGGGAAAGGACCATCATCTGGAGCATCTGATGTAGTTAGGATACCACCAGCAACTAATACCTCAGATTTAACTCTAAGGTTTCCGTGCATATCAATGTAAGTTGTAAGACCTACCCAACCCTGGTGTGCTACTTCATACTTAGTTCCAGAAGCAATACCAACTTCAAGTCTGTCAACACCAAAAACTCCAGTAAATACTGGACTTGTTGAAAAACCAACTGTCTTTGTTTCTGGTGGATCGTAAGTAGAATCTCCAAGAGTATAATTTGGTTCTTGCGAAACAAAATATGTGGTTGAAGGAACTGTCGTCAATCCAGAAACAAAATTAGCAGTATCTGCAATCGAAATTGTTGTAGATGTAAATCCAGTTACAAATGCATAACCATAAGTTGCTCCAGTGCCAACGGTCACAACGTCACCAGTACTGATACCAGAAGTAGTAAATGTAACTACTCCAACTGAACCAGTTATTTGCTCAGTTGAAGTACCAAGATTTACCTGAATGTTTCCAGCATTATATACTAAATCTTTATTGCCCCAAAGAGACATATTATTATACCTTACAATTTTTTATACAAATATTTATAAAAAGAAAACAATTATGCATATGGGTTTCCATCATAGATTGGTGCATTACCAGTTTGAATTCCTGACATCGCAACAAAAACTTCTTTCTTAACTCTCGCATTACCGTGCATATCAGTGTAAGTTTGAACACCTACCCATCCTGCTCCGGTTTCAAATGCAGTTTTATTTGCAGCAGCAACTCCTGCAGTAGAAACACCAAGTGTTTGTGTCTCATCTCCCGATACATCTTCAATAGCACGAACTACAAGTTTAGAACCATCAATTGCTCCCCTCTTCAAAATAACAGTTGCTCCACCAGGAGTTTCTGCAATGGGTTGTGTGAGATTACCATCTAATGTAAGAATTCTTGTATCCACACCATTTAAAAAGACTGGTGTAACAGTTCCAATACCAATACTATTAGTACCAATAGTGAAGGTATCTCCCTTTTTAATATCAGTTAATTTTGCTCCTGCAGATCCTCCATCAAGAAGAGCACGAAGAGGTGCTTCTTGCACGTTGACTACAGAAACAGCAGTTGTGTATGCCTCACCATCAGTTTTAAATGCATTATGCGTAGATTTTAAACCATTCTTTAATAGAATAGTGCTTCCACCACTCACAACCGAATGAACTTCACTAAATTGAAGTCTAGGAATAAGATCTCCATGAGTTATAATTACAATATTACCTGCAGTAACATTGGATCCTGTAGCATTACCTGCAATAGTAATAGATGTTCCACCAACTGCAACGTCTCCAACAACGGTAGTTGTCATTTTTACATCACCAGCTTGTGATATTGATCTCGAAAATTTATTAAAAGCTGAATTAGTAACGGTAGACTTTGGAGTTTGTGTTATTTGATAATTTTTATCCGTAATTTCTTGAGCACTTAAACCTGCAGTAGAGTCAATTACAATCGACTGTGTTCCTGCAATACCGATAATCACTGCTTCACCGAAGTAACCTTCAGGTCCACTTAATGGTTCACCAAATCTGATAATGTCTCCAGTGGCACCACAACCAACAGATCCAAAAGTTGTTCCACTTCCGGTTACAGTTCTATTAGCATGATTTACAGAAACTGTTCCATCCGAAAGTTTATTATCATTCTTACCCCATAGAGACATTTTCTCTTACCTTTGAGTTCTTTTATAAAGATATTTATAAAATTACTCTGCTTCTCTGGCACGAATTGCGGCAGAAACGGATTCAAGAAGTTTGTCATCCATATCAGTTTTGGTCAGTTTAACTGCCTTACCTAGAATAACCAGACAAATATCAATCAGTTTTTCTCCAAGTTCCTCATTTTCAGGAATCTTAGAAACTGCATCACCAATAATTTTTGATGCTAATGGAAGAAGAAATGCTAACATGGTTTAAACCAGAAGTCTAATCTATATAGGAAATTTACTTTTTATTTGATACCCACTGTTTCTTTTCCTTGTCCCACTTCTTAACTTCACCAGGACGCAATCTATCTTTTGCCTTTTTAACCTTATCGTAAAACTTACCAAACTTCATTCTATTATCTTGTTCTTTATGCTTCTTTTTCTCATCATCAAATTGTTTCATTTGATTAGAGTCAGCATAATCAATTCTTTCTTCAACCTTTTTCTTTTCAGGAAGACCTTTATGTTTAGTAGATGCAAAGTCTTTCACATCTTTCTTCTTCATATCGGCAGCTGCCTTTGCAGTCTCAGGAGTCGTTGGTGCCATTTTTCCTTTTTGGATGGCACGAACTATTCCAAAGAACTTCTGTTGCTTTTGTGATACTGCAGGCATCAATCACTCTCTCCGGGACGTGATTTGTATGGGTCTGGTCTTTTGTGCATCGCATAATTCTTTGCACGACTCTTAGCATCCTTATCTGCTTCTGCCTTTTTCTCTTCGGGGGAACGAGAATTACGTTTTTTAAAGTATTCTTGACTTACTTTCATCTGATCTTTAACACTCAATTCTTCAACCATATCACCTTCCATATCATAAGACATCTTAAGACCCATTGCTCTCAACTTATTCT